TGCAAACCAATCTCAAACAGTTAGCTCATCAAATTGTACTTTTCAATTTGTTAATACATTAGAACAATTAATACCTGATACATCTCCTCAGTTCGGTGGGCCTGCTGATGGAGGATTTGATAACTATGCTATTGACGGCAATTTTGATGGTGCAAAAGCACAAAAAACAAATGCACAAATTCTAGTTGCCACTACATTATCTGCTCCTAGTAATGGATCTTCATATCAACCTTCAGATTTTGATGGCAAACCTTTTAATGTTTTTGCTAATGGTACATTTAAAGGACAAGGATTTAAGTTTAAATTAAAATTATCTTCTGATGACCCTGCTCAAAATATAAGTGTTGAACAAGCTGGTTATTCAGCATCTTTTGAATCAAGGACTGAGCAAAGCTCTGGAACTCTTAATACGCTAAATAGTAGTAATGTTCCAGCAGCAAAAGCAGTTACATTTACAAAACCATTTTTTACAGGAACTAGCAGTACAGATGGAGGACAAGATGCTTATTTACCTACTGTGGGTGTAACAATACAAAATGCTCAAGCTGGCGATTTCTTTACAATTACTTCTTTATCAAAAACAGGATTTACAATAAATATAAAAAATCCTAATGAAACCTCAAACAATGGTTATGTTGATAGAAATTTTACATATCAGGCTGTTGGTTATGGTAAAGGGGTGTAATATGGAGGAAAGTAGTTTTTAAATGGCACAGGTTAGCTCATACGATGTAGCAAATAGATCTG